TCTTTGTCTGCACTGTCTCTGTGCCAGTCGCGGTGGTGCGTAAGATTACCGTGATGTCATCATCATCGAAAATCTTGAATGTGTACGCAAAGACGGTGGTAGTGCCATCGCCTGTGTAGCTGTTCCGCGTGGTGGTGCTGCTTACTGTCATGTCTTACTCCTTAGAGCCTTTATACCTTATTTGTGGGCTTGTTGCTACTCTACCTTCGTTGACTCTGGCCTTAGTTCAACCAACTTGTTTAGTGCGTTCTTGATACCGATTGCGTTCTGCCAAGGAATAAGTGTATTTAACGCACGTTGCTGCCCTTGCGAAAACTGCAAGTCGGGATTCAGTACAGACCGCGATACGGCTTGGGCTGTGCCACGCGCCTTGGAAAGAAGTTGTACGGTAGGTATGCCGGTAATAAAATTGGTTTCAAGTCCAGTTGAACGATACGCAAACACAGGGTCATCCGTGTAAAACATAGCTCCTGTATCAACAAGTCCAGGGAATAATGATGACCAAGAGCTTCTTTGGAACGATGCCTTTGCAATGGACAATACGGAAAGCCGTTCTTTTAGAAACTCTTCTTTATCCTCTCTAAACTGGGCGTTTACTTGCGTTTGTGCCATGTATGATAGTCCAGCAAATACGCTAGAAAAAAGGAATGATTGAGCCATACGCACATCCCTAGCTTTCAAATTATGCAAAAACTGTTTAGCCCATGACACAAGCATAAATGAGCGGAACTGCGTGATGACCTGCCCAAGTGTGGATGTCATATAAAGGTTCAAGTTGCCAACATCATTTTGCTGGATGCTGCGCCGTGTCCATCTAGCAATCGCCAGCACAAAAGCATCTTTTGCCTCAATGTCATCCCATGAATCTAAATTAATTGCACGCACTTTCCTGTTTCTGAACATTGTGGATGGTTGGGTTGTAGCGTTGTTTCGTATTTGCGAATAGACCCGTTCTGTCATTTCTTCATTTAAACCCAAACCAGCGAGACGCTTGCGGGAAATTTTCCGCGTTCTGAATGCAAGGTCCGTTATTGTTTGTACAGCCACACGCGCAGCCATTCTCTCAAGAGCCAATGTTATTGGCGCCATTCCAGAAAGGTCGGCAGTTAATCTTTTTGCAGGGGCCAGCATAAATAAGCTCTTGTCTATCCAATCACCGCGCCCCTCGCTAAAGACACCAATAGTATCAGCTCTGTTTATTGCTTGGTTAATTAGCCTGTCAGAGCCAATCCCAGCCGCAGCTTCAATGTCACGCAAGACTGGGTCTTCCAACTCTCCATTCCTTGCCCTTTTTAGCATCGAACGCATTTCAGGCATTGCCTGCAAAATGCCGCGAAACCCGCCGATACTGACAGCGTTCCCCAATTCAGCCACTTGAGCAAACCCCACTTGGTTCATCAAGCGGATAAAATTGTAGTCTTGTAAAAGCCGCGCAGACCTTGCGTATGTACCTTGTGGGTCTGCCGCCAATGGCATACGTCTGTTGATGATTGCGTTATAGATTGTTTGAGCTACAAGGTTTTCTTTTTCTGCTCTGGCGATTCCCTTAGTCCCAAACATTGATTCCGCTTCTGCAAGATTGCGGTCAATCATTTGATTAAACATTGTTTGGTCTTTGATTCCGACACGGGCAAGCGCAATACGGCCAGCCATTCCTGACGCATATGACGTAAATACTTGTTCAGCATCACGTTCTTGCAAATCTTTAAGGCGGAAAACTTCTTCTTGCCTTGTTTGCTTGTTAAAGGCTGTGACTTCTTCGTTCATGTTAAAGCGCATGCGGCGTTTAGCACGGGCGGGCGTACCATCTGGTTTCACATCGAACAACGCCATCAATCTTTCGGCTTCCTCCCTAGTCATAAACTCTTCTTCAACCAAAATGTCTTGTATTACGTCCTTTTGGTTTGATGTGAAAAGTCGAGCTGCACCAGAATCCATGCCCGCGCCGCTTCTTGAAATTTTGCCAACCATAGCCCCTGCAAGTTGTTTGGCTACTTCCTCATTCATGTCTTCAGTGCCATTAATCAAAGCGCGAGTTAGAAGGCCACGAACAACGTCATCGCCAAATCTATGCCGCGCCTCAATAAATTTGTATGAATCCCACAGATGCGTAAAATAAGTTAGGTCTTCTGGTATTTCTTCAAACCCCTTAACGCCATCTGTCTTAGCCTTGCGCAGCAAATCTCTTTTTATCTCTGCCTGCCTCTGTGCGGCGCGGCGGACAGCCGGGTGTATATTTGGAATGTCAGGGTTTTCAATCGCATCTGCCACTAACTCACCAAACTCGCGGCGCGGCGTATTCATTACCCGCCTGAAATATCCATAGCCTTGGTCCTTTGCCCAATCTTTGTAGGCATCATTATAAATGCTGTAATAAGACGCAAACGATGATTTCATCTCATTTGTCTTAATAAGGTCTGCACTTGGCTCAAGTGGCTGCGTGGCATCTTTACGAAAGCCTAGTGGGTCTTCAGGCAAAATGCGCCCCATACGGTTGCCAGTAGGTTGCTTCGACTGTAACAAATACCCAGCCATATCAAACCGAACAGGAATATTGGTACCGGGAACAGTTGCCGCTGCTGCTTCAGCAGGGTCTCCAGCAGCATCTAAAAAATCATCAAGGTCACTGCGCAATTCATTTATTTGTATTGGTCTATCAAATGGGTTTTCAGCCGCGCCAACTGAACGCTCGAATGTGTCCGTTGAGGCTTCCCCCGTAATTCTTGAATTAACAGCAGTAACTGCTTCATATTGTTGAGCAATGTCTGCATCCCTAGCCATCCTGCCTAAAGCCGCATCAAACGGGTCAGCAGTGTCTGCTTTACCAAATGATGATATACCGCCGCCAAGCAAAAGTCCGGCGCTGGCTGAATACAGAATGTCATACGGGTCTTTGACTGCGTTCTGACTTACAAGGTAGCTTTCAACAAGCGCATTTGTTGTTGCTGCCGCTGTGCCGCCTCTAAACGCACGCCCTAAACGCGTCAGCTTGTTGCCCCATATCATCGGAGCCGCAACGCCCTCTGTGGCAATGCTAAGGCCAATAGCTCCAGGGTCAGATAAATTCACGCCAAATCGCACACCAACGCCCTTCCAGCCTAGTTGTGCTAATTTCTTATCATTTTCGTATGTTTGGAGGGCTTCTTCACGCAAAGAATTAAGATGAGCGGGGCTGACTGCATTCTCGACAAACCCGTGATAATCCTCTGGCAACCCAGCAACTGCCTTCTGATAATCTTCTTTCTCAAGGTAAAAGTCTGGGTCGGGCGCAAACTCTTCACGGTCACGCAACGCCCATGACATCATCCAATCTTCTTGGACCGATGCTTTTATGGCCTCGCCAATAGTAGGCTTGGCAGCTTCAGCCTCCATCTCAGCCTTGCGGCGTTCAAACGCTGTAACCGGAGTAACAGGAGCGAGAAAGTCCTCTTCTTCCATTATGCGCCTCCAGCGCCATCAATTTCAGAAATCATTCGAGATAGCTCTTCTGACTTCTCTCGTATCTCTTCAGGTGTAATTCTGAAGCTGCGCTCTGGACTGAGCAGGCGCAAACGCAAAGTGCGCTTTTCATATGGGCTAAGACCTTCAAACGGGCCTGTGCCTTCTACAAACTGGCGCTCGATTTCATTTGTTTTGTTGATGTCCGCGCGGGTGGCCTCTTGAATAAGCATCTTGTCAGCACGTTCAGACGCTGAGAACTGTTCCAGCTCTTTCATTGTGAACTCGACTGGCCTGCCATCTTTAAGTATTACCAGATAACCGCCATCTGCTATCAAACTCCATCTGTCTACGCTCCCTTCAACATTGCCAATAGACAATTCTTCCGTATCATAATTCTCATTAATTTCCGGGTACTGAAGATGCGCCGCCATAACCGCTGCGGTTGCCATTACCTCTATGTCATCCGGCAAATTCCGTGTTATCGGCACCATAATGTTGCGAACACGTTTGTGTGACATACCATAGTCACGGGCAGCTAGTGCAACGGCCTCATCAGGAACAATTCCAAGTGCAATATATTCTTTGGATAAGCGCTCAACATAGCTACGAATTGCCGAACTATCTTTAACAGTAAATTGCTCATCACGACCAAGGCCAGGAATATACTCATACCAAGAATATGCGGCAGACTTTTCATCAACTATAGAGTCAACTTGCTTTTGAACTGTCTTATAAGACGCCTCAATGTCAATATCATCGCGCTGTTGTTGGAGTACTCTTACCGCACCAACAAAGCCGAAGTACGGCTCAAGAAGCAAAAAAGACTCAAACACTTTTCTGTCCTGTTCCTTTACATGATTTAACACAACCTTATCGCCGGTCAGCTTCATATTTCTAAACAGCTCAATTCCAGCCATAACATCAACAGCTTCTTCTGACTCAGGGTCAAAGTCAGGATTTGTTATACGACCAGATGTTCTGGAAATCATGTTTTCAAAACGCTTATATTTTTGGTCGTTCTTTGACAGAAGGCTCAACTGTTTTGGCAAGTTATCCGCGTGCATTGCCATTGAAGCATCAACTATCTTCTTTGTTTCTGGCTCTGTGAAACTGTCGGCAACAAGATAAAAGTTACCCTGCTCGAAAACACTTGAGCCACTTGCAACTTTGCTAGATTCAAGCGCCAAGTCCTTTAAGTTTTTTCTAGCTTTAGCAATGCTGCTGGCAATTCCTTGAGCCGTACTGCCTTCTGAGCCACCTCTAGTGGCAAGCGGT